ATTGCTACTCGGCCAAGCATACTTTGGTGGATTCTTAAACAAACGAGAAGCGGTAAAATTTAGTAATCTATTGTATAGATCGAAGGGTACTAAGTATTCTATTGAACAGTTTTTCAGAGGATTCTATGGCGCAGATCCACAAGTCATATATCCAAAAGAGAACATCTTTAAAGTAGGTCCAGCTATTGATTATGACTTAGACAGCGTTAATACCGGCGGTGAACAGATTAAAACAGAAGCTTCACTTATCGGGCCCGAGTCACAAAGATATCTAACCGATGATGAGAGATATCAGGTAATGTCAATTCTTATTAAGAGTGACATTCCTATTAGTACATGGTTAGAAACATATAAGCTATTCGTGCACCCAGCAGGTGCCCACATAGCTGGTGAATTGGTTCTAGAACTTGTGAATACAAATAAAATAACAAGTGAATATCTATTTGGTGTTCAGACGAACCTAGAGAAAACAACTAGTGTATCATTCACCGCCCTCAATTCAGCAAGTGGTTCAGTTGATATTACATTGATTGAAACAGGTGATGGAGAGGTTGGTATGCTTCGTACCCAGGCTGGTTTACATATTGATAATACTGGTGATACAACGTTTGATAGTTCTGAAGGTATTACGTTCAGAGAGGCGCTATCACCGAACTCATTCACAATGGACGATTCAGACGAGTATGGTGTAATCACTCTAGACCAAGATTCAACTGGAACATCTCTATTCACACTCAGCACTATGGATGAAGCTAGATACACAACACTATTTGATTCAGAGAATTCAGCTGATTCTGCACATTATCCCTACCAACACATATAAATAATGTAAATAAACCTCAAGAGATTAAGTATGGCTAGACAAACAATCAATACTGGATCAGCTGCGAATGACGGCACAGGTGACACTCTTCGTGGAGCTGCCACAAAGATTAACTCAAACTTTTCTGAGTTATACACGCTACTGGGTGGTGATGCTGCAGGTACAGGTACTACTACTGCTCTTACTGACAGTGGATTAGACATTATCGGAACAACTTTTAGAACCAAGATCGGTGCTGCTGACCCTGGTTCAGAAATTTCTATTGATTTTCCAGATTCTGCCGGTACTGTAGTTGTTACAACTGCTACACAGACCTTGACAAACAAAACTCTAGCAAATCCTGCAATTACATCAGGGGTTCTTACGACTCCACAGATTAATGACACTAGTGCGGATCATCAATATGTGTTTTCTCCGAGTGAGCTAGCTGCTGATAGGACTGTTACACTTCCATTATTGACAGATAATGATGAGATAACATTTAATGCTCATACCCAAACTCTTACAAATAAAACTCTGACAACTCCTACAGTCAGTAGACCAAATATTCAAGAGTATTTCGCTGACTCAGCAGGTGATCCTGTTGTCAATATATCGGCTAGAACATACGGCAAAACTAATAACAGAATACGTATCCAAAATTCTGCTAGTTCAGACGTAACTATTTCAGCATTTGGTGGTAGTACAAATGTAGGTATAGATATTGACGCAAAGGGTAATAAGCCTGTCAAATTAAGTAAATATGCAAGCGATATTGAAATCGTGGCTCCGGGTGCAACTATTGGTAGTGGTGGTACAGATATAACTGCAAGTATTATAAAATTGAACGGTACTACAGGATCTACTGTTACATTGAACGATGCAATTACTGCAGGAACCATTTTACACGTTATCAGAGACACCAACTCTGGAACACAGACAATAACACCTGCTAACTTCTTACAAGGTACTACAATAGATTTTACGGCTAGCCAAACCGCAACACTCATTTTTGATGGCTCAAACTGGTTTAAAGTTGGTGGCACAGCTTCAATATCATAATAGGAAAAAACAATGGGCGCTATAATTACAGATAAATTAAAAAGAACTTTTTTGACACAGCTGTTTGATGAAGCAACTGGTACAAAATTTGGTGATTCAGATAATTACTATTATGTTGCAGTTGGAAGATCAAACCAATGGCCGACAGATGATACACTAGTTCAACCAGATTTTGATGAGAGAGAAGAGCGTGAGTTCAGATATGCTGCCCAGTCTGTAAAAGCTATTGAAGCTTTCTCATTTGTTGTTCCTATTGTAAACTGGGCTGCCAATACTCAATACGTGCAGTATAACGATAACGTAGAGGGACATCCATCAGGTTCTCCATACTATATTAGAACTGAAGATAATAACAATGTTTATGTTTGTATTCGTCAGGGTAAAGATTCATCAGGTGTTGGACAGGTCTCTACAGTAAAACCAACACACAGTGATACAACACTACCAATTGAAACTGATGGTTATGTTTGGAAATACCTATATACAATTTCAACAGCTGATACAAACTTCTTCGTTACAGCAAACTATATGCCTGTTAAATTCGTAGATTCAGCAAGTCCAACAGATGCATATTTTGGTCAAAAGACAATCCAAAACGCTGCTGTGGCTGGTCAAATTATTGGTTATAGAGTAACGGCGAATGGTAGCGGATATGACAGCGCAACTACGTCACTTACTGTTGTAGGTGACGGCACCGGGGCTGCAGCCCACCCAGTTATTAATGCTTCAGGTCAGCTGATCGCTGTTGAAATTGGTGACAGTAGAGGTGCTACAGATATTACAACATTTATGGGGTCTGGCTATAACGAGGCAAATGTCAGAATCACATCCTCAACTGGTAGCAGTGCAGCAGTTGTGCCAGTCTTCGCACATAAAAATGGTATCGGTGCTGATGCTAGAGAGGATCTAAGAGCAACTGCTATGATGTTCCATATTAAACCTGAAGGCAGCGTTGACAATACATGGGTCGTTGGAGGCCAGGACTATAGACAAGTTGCACTATGGAAAAACCCGTTAGACAGTGCTGGTACAAAATTTACAGGAACGAGTGGCGTTGTAACGAAAAGACTTACAATGACAGAGGCTCTAGATTTTTCAGGTCTTACTAATGATACACAAATTACTGGTGATAGTAACGCTGTTGGTTGGGTTGACTATATTGAAGACTCTACAGTCTGGTATCATCAAGATGAAACAACAGGATTTACGGCTTTCAGATCTGGTGAACCAGTAACTATTGGTGGTAACTCAAGAACTGTTGATGATCACAATGTTGTGTCTGATGTTGATAGACACAGTGGTACACTTTTCTTTATCAACAACGGTGAAGCACAACCACGTACATCAGCAAGCACAGACGACATTAAACTAGTTATTCAACTTTAAGGATACACAATGGCTACGAATGTAACAAGTACAACATTTTTAAGTGAATACAATGATGACTATAGAGATAGTGATCATTACCATCGTGTTCTTTTTAATAATGGCAGAGCTTTACAAGCTAGAGAACTTACTCAATTACAAACTATTATCCAGAAAGAGATTGAACGTCTATCAAAGTTTGTAGTAAGTGAAGGGTCTATATTTAATAACTCTGGTACACTTGCTTCTGGTCTTAATGCTGCTTCTTACACTTATATAAAAGTATCTGCACTACCATCTGGTTATGCTGGTATGAAGGGAAAGATCGTAAACCAAAACGATATTGTTTTTGGTGTCGTAAAAGCTATTGTTCCTGATAATACAGCTACTGCGACTCCTCCTGGTACTGTTATTTTAAGATTGACAGGAGCTGATGGTACAGCTAATTCCATTTCAGCTGATGTTTCAAATCCAAAAACGTTCTCACGTAATACTACAGTTACAATCGATGGAAACTCAGCTACTATTCTAAATACAAATGATGCTGTAGGCAAATCATCTCTTATCGAGACTCCACCATTTGACACCTATGCGGCTGGTCACTTAGTCACAACCGAAGCTCAGACTCTTGTACTGAACGCGACAAGCAATACTTACAGTGGTATCGTAGGTTTCAAAGTTACTGAGCAGGTTATTACAGCATCTGACAATGTTGCACTATATGACAACTCAGGCTCTACACCTAACTTAACATCACCTGGTGCAGATCGTCTGAAAATCACTCTTACACTAACGAAAAAAGAAGATACTGATATAGATGATACATTCTATGAGGTATTTAAAATTGTTAATGGTAATGTAACAGTTCTTAAGACTCCTGATAAGACATTAGGAAGAATTAATCAAATTGTTGCAGCAAGAACAGAGAGTATTACTGGTGACTTTATTGAGAATAAAGCTGGTGGTATGTTCGATCTTACCATCAATAAGGACAGTGCGTCAACAAACTTCTTATCAGTAGAGATTTCAAGTGGTACAGCATTTGTGAATGGTAATAGAATCGAAAGAGACTACAATATTCCATTCAGGGTCAGAAAACCTAACGATCCTGCTGATACTCAAAATTTGACTTCAGTGACACCAGAAGTAATCTCTGCTAAGTATGGTAATTATTTCCTATCATCTGAAGATAGCACATTTGGTCTAGTAAGCAGATTTGCTGACTCTTATGGTCATGTAAATCTTTATGACGCTATCGATCGTGGTGGTTCTATTATTGGTGAAGCGAGAGTCAGAAACTTAGACAAGTACGGAGATGACTTTAGAACACACGTATTTGATGTTGTAATGCAAACAAATCAGGCTGTTACGTCTGTTAGATCAATTGGTATCGATGCTGATAACTATGCAAATATTAAAGCGGTATCAGGTGAATATGGTTTAAATGATAAAGATGAAAATAACCTACTGTTCCCGTTGAAAACCGAGAGAGCTTATGCGGCTAATAACGTATCAATGACAGTTCAACGTGTCATTACTGGTACAGCATCTTCAGGAACCACTAGCATCACTTCAACGACTGGTACTACATTCGCTGACACAGAGGAATGGATTTATTCTACTGATAGTAGCGGTGCTTTAATTAATCCAGTAACTATTTCATCTGGTGGAGCAGGATCTTCAAGTGCTACACTCAATGGATTACCTGATGGTAACTTTACGCTATTAGCATACGAAACATATCCATCATCATCTTGTGAAAGAATCGAGAAAACTTTAACACCAGCTGATGGTACTTGGCAGGTTGATTCAAACCTAACACCATCAAATGGAGTTATTACATTTACTAAGACTGATATTTTCCAATTTAATGCTATCTATGATGATGCTACTGGTCAAAATATCACTCACAAATATAAGTTTGATAA